GTTTTCCACTTAAAGCTTGTATTGCTTCAATAGAAGGGTCCATAGGTTGTGGTTGTTGAGGTTTATTTAAAATCATATCAATATTTTTTACACCCAACGCTTCATACATTGCACGATACGCATTGTATAAATTATGCATTTGCGGATTTGATTGTGCTAATTGTAATTCAGATTGAGCAATGGATATTCTTTCTGTTTGAGAAAATATATTAGGATCTGCAACAGGTAAAATATCTACTCTATCATCAAAATCTTGTTGCTTAATTGTTCTCGCACCTCCTACTACATCGTAAGGATATTCTTGAGGTAAATAAGTTTTAAAAACTCTAGCCAATAATTTAAATTCATTTTTTAAACTCACATAAATTCTTTTGTGAATGGCCGACATCGTTCTTGATCCTCTTTCCAACAAAGCTACGGTCGTTCCCACTGCCGCTTGTTGATTCCCATCTCCTACTTGCATATCTGCAATTGATGCAAAACGTTGACCTGCATCTACAACGACCCCCATTAACTGTAATAGAGTCTGCGATGGTTCTTTAAATGGAAGAGCCATGAAAGCATCTTTAATATTTCCACCTGGAGCATCTACATCTCTAAATTCGCCTGGAGTGATTGACTGTGCGTCATCCCTAATTCTAATTCCACGCATTTTAAATCCTGCGGGTAAATTAGATAATGTTCCTGCATCGAGTAGTGATCTTAGAGCTGCGGTTGCAGTTCTTGACAATCCACCAATCATATGAATTAATCCAAAGCCATAAAAACCTAAGCCTGGTAAAAATTTAAAGTGTACAAAATAAGAAATTTTTTTCTTTAATGGATCATTAATTTCGTAGTTTCTTCTAATACTTAAAATCTCACGCGATCCTTCTTCTAAAGTTACAATGTAAGGAAGTTTAATACCTGTCATATTACCTTCATCATCTCTATCTTCAAAACCTTCTAAATCTAAATCAACATGGAATTCTAAAATTGTATAAACATCTTCGTTGTTCGTTTTTGAAATTCCTTCTAACTCTCTTTCTTTTTTATCTACATCAGATTCGATGTCCGCGGGATCTCCTAAATCAACATCTCTATAAAATCCACTGACCTGTTGTTTTCTTAAATCGTTCTGAGTTGTTTTTACAACATGGACAACGGCCGACGCATCTTCTAAACTGGTTGCACTGTAAGGCACTACAAGATCAACAGCATGAACAAACTTACTAACTGCTCTTCCTAAAATTTCATCGTAATAAACTTTTTTAAAAGCAGAACCTGTTAAAGGTAAATAAAATAATAATTGATCAAACTCAGGTTCGTATTCTTTCATCTGGTCCATTAACTGCCAGTTCATAAAATCTTTAACTCTCTTAGATTGTTCTTCTTTTTCTGGAGTAGGTTGACCAATGATTTGTGTTCTTACCGGTCCTCCTGAAGGAAGTAATTCTTTATAAGCTAATGCTTGAAATTGAGTTACCGCTTCAGCTAGTACTGGGTGAGTTGCAGCTGAGGCTCCTTGGAAAGGTTGTGAACCTTGTTCATATTTAAATCCTAATAAATCTAAACCTGTTGTGTAAGTGTGTTCCCACTCTTGACGAGATTCTTTGTAGTCAGAATAGTTTGAATTTAGTTCTGAACCCAGAGGACCTAATATATCCTTTGGCAGTAATTCAGCTAAATTGTCAAAGTGGTTTTCACTTTGTGCTTGATTAAATGCTCCAGGTTCAAAATTAATTTCTACTCCACCGTCTTCGGTCTCTGTAATTTCTGTGTCACCGGCATCAGGTAAGGATTCTTGGATTTCTTGTTCTATCTCAAGATTTTCCTCGGGCCCTGGTATTTCAACCTTGTTTCTAACTTCAGTTAATGCCTTATCTATTTCTGCCATTTATTTTCTCCAATTGTGAAACGCGATTTCTTTGTTTATCTTGTTTTTGTTCATTAATCAAGCCCCGCGGATTAGGACCTCTTAAAGGAGGTATTTGATCCTGTTTTACATGGGACATGTTTTTAATAAGGGTGGGGTTTTTTTTCATTACCAATAAAATTTCTTAGGCTGTTTTGGAAGTCTATCTTCCTCATAATCTTCAGGGTGATCCAATAATCCTCCCTGTCTGTATCTTAACAGAGCCTGTGTTGTGCTGTCAACTAAATCATCATGATCGCCATATGGAAATGCTGCACATTCTTCAACAAGTTCTTGAGCAAATTGTTGATGTAAGGGTGCCCAAACCTGTCCTGCTTCAAACATAGGAGACACTGCATTAACTCTAGCAATTTTATCTTGTCCTTTACTAGGTGTAAAATTCATTGCCGGGATTCCCATTTGTCTAAGTTCATACATCAAAGGAAGTCCTGATGCTTTGGCTTCAATAATAACGGTTTCAGGATTCCAATAATTATATTGCCTTAAAGCTTCACGACGAAGTTCTGGAAACTCTAATCTAGCTTTGTAGCTATCTAATAATATCAGTTGCCGCGGTGCGTCTTCATTGGGACGAAAAACTCCCCAAGTGGTTATCGCACTAAAGTCAGCAGTTTCTTTTTTTAAAAATGCTGTATCATAACTTTGAATAACATGTTCAATGGCTGGCATTTCTTCATGCTCCCAATCTTGCCACCACTCTCGTTTGATTAGAGCTCCTTCTTCCGAAGTTGGGTTTTGCATATACTGTGCATTCCACTTCGCGATTCCCGCAGATGCTTTCACAGATTCGAGGTCCTCGAGCTTCCAATATTCAGGCCAGACCGGTTTACCATTAGGTAAGATTGCAGGGAACTCTACGATTTCCCATTTGTCTGCCTTCTCATCTTTTTGAGCATTGATTAATCTTTGTGTTAAATCTTTAGTACTCCATCTTGTCATGACCACTACAATTCTTCCACCCGGTTGAAGCCTTTGCCGCGGTCCACTAGTATACCACTCCCATGCTTGATCAAATGCATTAGGTGAGTTTACATCTTGCTCTGAATGTGGATCATCAATGATGAGTAGATCAGCACCTCTACCGGTCACCGCACCTTTAACCCCTACTGCAAAGTATTCACCTGCCTCGGAAGTATTCCAACGGCCCGCGGCTTTTGAATCTTCTTGTAATCTAGTTTTAAAAATTTTTTGATAATCTTCTGAATCAATTAAATGTTTTGTTTTTCTACCGAAACCTACAGCGAGCTCAGCTGTGTGAGTTGCTTGAATTATTTTTAATTTTGGATTTTGTCCAATCATAAACGCAGGAAGAAAGTATGAAGAAAATTCAGATTTAGTATGCCTAGGTGGCATGTTAATAATAAGACGGGTCAATTCTCCGGAGGCCAATCTATTAAATTTATCTGCTATATCTTTGTGATGGGACCCCTCTATAAAATCGGGCCACATATGTTTGACAAAGGACAAAAAATCAGAACGTATATTTTTTAGTTCTTTCGCTTTACTTCTTTGAATAATCTGTATCTTTAATTTTTTTCTTTCGATAGGATCTTCAATTTTATTAATATCTTCAACTGTAAGCATATGTTTAATATGTGAGAAAGTATTATACAGCATTAAGAATTCAAATCAAACACTAAAGGGTAGACTTGGGACCCCTATAAACAAAGGGGGTAATCAATTAAAAGCAAACAGTTTGAGTTTGGATATAGTTCCTTTAGGGTCCCCTCTTGGGTGGGACCCGCCCACATGCTCTTCTCTATACAACCTGTAGAGGTATGCAAGAACTGCATTGCAGTTTATGCATACCCCTTTGTCCCTTAACGAACTCTATTGAGTCTTGGCAATCTTCCTTTCTATTCTTCGTTCCATGTTATCCAATTGATTAACCATGAACCGTCTTCTAGTATTCAGATTTCTGATACCTCGGTTCGTGATCTCAATCTTCAATCCCAAATGTGCTTTAAACAAAGTTATGATTTGTTCATCACTTGGGTCAGATGTAAAGTAAGGCTTGCCATAACTGAAATCCATAAATCTTACTCTGAATAAAAGTTCTGGGATTGTCTTCTCAGTGATCTCACTGATACCCGTCCCCATTAACATCCAACCAAGAGTATCAGCTTGATCTCTTTCATCTGTACTGAAAGTTTTCTCATTGTATTTATTCATCGTGTTGTAGTGTATTATTAGTGACATATTATTTCTCCTCTCTTTTTTGTTGTCTTTGATAAAACTTGTCAAAAGCTTTTTCTGTAACTTTTGGAAAAATCTCTTCTACAAGTTTTTGTCCGAAATCTCTTTCTTCGGTGTTGCCGTGATCAATTAAAAAAGACCAAATCTCATTTGTTGGACTTGACCATCTTTTTTTAAATTCCTCTAGAGTATATTCTTTCTCTCCAAAGTAATCGCTTAGTTTAATTGTTTTCGTCATATTATTCCTTTCGTTAAGTTAAGTGTATTCTGCACAGATATCCTATAATGTCCACTATTATTTTAATTAATTTTATAGTGGCTGTGGATAACTTTGGCACAAGATGTAGT